CAAGCCAGTGCCTTAACACGAGGCACCAGAGGTGTTGTTCGGCGTGAGGACTCCCAGCACGGCTATAGAGGTGATGGAGGGCAAGAGTTCTCATTTGATGACCGCCAACGATTCGCATATGCTTCCGGTGAGTTTCCAACGAATGGTCGCCCAGTTGAGGAATCACCAGAGGAGGAGGAAGGTGAAGATGACTTCACGGCTATGGCTACTGGAACGATTCCTACGAACGATGGTCCCAGACTCGTCAATAAGGGCAAGAACGCCATAACGGGCGAGGCTGATGTGGAAGCCGTTCGCCCAGAGGCTCCAGCATCAGCACCAGCACAATCAGCAAGACCCGCTTGGCTTTCTCGTGAGAAGTTGTCTGGATTAGACCGTAATGGATTCGCAAAGTTGGCGAAGAAGGTAAATGACTATTACGGTAATCGCCTACCCGATGGTAAGGGTATTATATCAGTATCAGCCTATGGTAAGCCAAAGAGCATCCGCCAGAACTTTATCAAGCGTCTCGGATTATAAAAACACTATATAGATGAGTCTTTTGGATTCCAAAGAATACCCGAGTGAATATCCAGCAGAAGCAGTCAAAGTATTGGATGCTATGACTTTTACTGATAAGGCTTCGGGTCTCAAGGTCGTCGGTTCCGCCTCTCTCCGGTCGCAACATTATGCGGGGGATTATGACGGCTATGAAAAGGTTACTGGATTCTCATTAGAAGGCCTTGTAAAAAGATTCAAGGAGATAATCAAACACATCAAATCAATGCCTAATGTCTATATAGGGGACATCAAATGCGGGGAAATAGAAGAATGGAGAGTTGTTCCTTTGAATAAGAGAAAGTTCAATGTGGCCGAATCTACTAAAAAAGTTGAATCCCTAAAATCCCAAAAAGTGATTTCTTCCGCCGAATCTAAGGAAGCAAAAGATGCCCTCAAGTCCTACCTCATAGCCAAGCAAGACATCAAGTTCCAAGTGGTTCGTTGGACTCCAGAAGAAGTTCTGGCGGGTCATAAGAAGTTGCGGGATGGACGCACTTACACTCTGGAAGAAGGATTCACAAGCCCAGCCATCACGAAGTTAGACACAATCGCAAGGGTCAATGGAGTCTATACTGACTTCTCAGTCATCTACGAGTTCGTCGTGGATGGTAAGGTGATTAACTCCGCCCCCATTGAGCCAACCGCTTCTCTAAAAGAATCCATTGAATACTATAAAGAAACTAATAACCCCTACAAGGTCATCAAACGCAAGTTCGCACTCGCCAAACTCAAGGGAGACGAGAAGGCCGTCAAGCGGTATAGCAAGATTATCAACTCCAACTTAGGCAAGATTTACAGACTTTATTCCGAAGTTAAAACCGTAGCAGACCTCTTGGAGATGCGGTCAGTGCCTCTTGGCGACTTCAAGGCAAGGGTGAAGGCCGAGGGACTCTCTCCAGAGTTAGTCGCCGACCTTGATAAAGTCAAGGGTAAAAAAGATTTACCCATCCTCCGCCATATAGAAGAACAGATTTTAGCCCATTTAACCAAGAAGACCCCGTTAAATGGCGGGATGGCCTACACGCCATATAAGGGGTGAGTGTGTTTCACAGTTTTTTAAAAAATATTCTCCGTTGGTAGAATGCCGAGCCTTTCCTTTGATAAAGTCAAGGGAGCCAAGCCAATCGCCATTGTTAAGGGAGGAGCCGATGAGGGTAAGGTTCTCTACATCCACACCGACGACCACAAGGGAGCCAAGCCCAAGTTGGAGATTAACCCGCAGAAATACGCTACGGAGATGCGAGACTTGAAACCGGCCGAGAGAGTTCAACTTGTGAATAGACTCCAAGAAGCCCACAACAAGGGACTATCCTCCGACCAACTGGTGGGCGAGACGATTCTGGGGAAGGCACTCTACGACCGTATTCTACACGATGCCTCTAAGGCCACCACGATTGACCTTCCAGAAGACTCCCAGTTCCAACTACTCCCGTCGCCCGATGAGGCAAAGCGTGAAGTCTTCTACATTGCTGGGGCTTCCGGTTCCGGCAAATCATACATCGCCAAGGGAATCGCCGAATGCTACAAGAAACTCTTTCCAGACCGTGAATGCTACTTGATTTCCAAGTTAGGGGAGGATTCCACGCTGGACGCACTAAAGTTCCTCAAGCGTGTGAATATTCAATCCTTCATTGATGACTACCCAGAGTTGGATGAGTTCAAGGACTGCCTCGTGATTTTTGATGACTACGACACACTGACTGGGAATGCCGAGAAAGTTGTTGGGAAGTTAATAGATGACCTTGCTACGATGGGTCGCCACACTAACACTACTATGCTTTGTTTGTCTCACTACCTCACTAACTACAAGAAGACCCGGTTGCTCCTCAACGAAGCGACCCACATCATCGTGTATCCAATGGCGACCTCCTTCCACGCCCTCTCCTACCTCCTCAAAGCCCACATCGGAATGACGAAGGATGATGTTAGAGACTTGAAGAAGATGGGTCGTTGGGTTTGTGTCTATAAGCACTACCCTCAATGGCTCGTATCCCTACAACACGCCCGGGTTCTCATCCACTAAAAATGTTTGTCTAAAGTATAGAATGTCTTTGTCTGGGCTACAGTCATCTTGGAATCCATCAAGCGGTGCTGGTGGCGGTGCTGGTGGCGGTGTCACATCAATAGCCACGGCTGATGAAAATGGGTTAGTCGGCGATGTTAATGTATTTTCTGGAACGGGTGCTTTTCTAACGGTTTCACAGAGCAATCCGGGGAATGCGATTATTATATCAAACAACGGCGTTCTTGAAATGAACTCACAACCGGCCACTGGATATGCTACGGCCTCTGGTATTGAGATTAACGGGACGGCGAGTGGAGATGCTGGATATTTGAAGGGTGTTATTACGCTCAGAAATACGGGTGTTGTTTCACTTACTCCGGGCGATGGAATCACAGTTGATGCTGGCCACGACAATGGTGATGACTCTTGGTCTGGTGATGTGACAATCAGAAATACGGGTGTCACGGGGATTTTGGCTGGGGCATCAACATTAACTGCGACGGTCACATTGGGTGCCGGACAAGGGACACAAGTCACATCTCCAACTTCATCAAGGGTGGAATATTCAACGGCATATCTCCTACCAGTAAATACTGGGGGGACGAACTTTGCTTCTGGTGCCTTAGTTGTCAATAACGCAACGGGTGGGAGCGGTGCTACTGATTTGACTGGTTTTATCGTCCCTCAAAACTGTGGGCTTATGCTTACACTTAGCACGACAGCCCCTAATACTGGTGTTTTCTTGCTCCCGAAGAATATTGCTATGGCTACTGGGATTATACCCGGTTGGTGGTGCTTGATAAAGGCTGTTGGCGGTGCTGGTTCATCTCTTGTAAATCAAGCGGGGTCTGGTTCATCCCAGCCAAACGGTTCATCTGCGACTCTCGCCCTCAACGGTATTTATGTATTAACGGTCTGCTCCATTGCTGGGGGTGCTGGAGGGGAGACTTACTATGCCCTCTACTGAGTGTTTCTTCAAGCACTTAGGACATAAGTATAAATCACTTCCATCCTTATCACTGGGTTCATTTCCCCACCATTGTAAGAAGTTTGATGTGTCATCACAGTTCCTACATAGCAATACATTACATTTACTACAACAGTGCCACTTGATGCGTTCGGTGGGTCGCTTACATTTCTTACAAGGTTCCATTCTCTAACGGAGGCCGGGAGTTCAGAAGGCCAAAAAAAGCGGGGGCGACCCGGGGCGACCATTCCGCAAAGTTGTAAATCTTGGCGTTTTCAAAAGAGTCCAAAAAAGTTTGCGGAATGGTCGTCCCGCCTCTGCCCCATTCTTAGTGCTTTTACCAAGGGGACGACCCGGGTCGGACATCCGCAAGTTTTTTAGCGAGTCATAGTAGAATATGTTTCCCTCTTACAATACTTGGGATTATTTCTACCGTGTGATATACCGCCCGTCAATGGGTGAGCCAAGAGTCGCATTTTTGGAATGGAGGAAATCCCAAGAAATCGCCAGAGCCACAACTTAGCGGAATCGGCGACCCGCCCCGACCCCCGCTTTTGAACCTTCGCAACTTCAGAACAAAATATCTCTGCTACAGTAGAAAATGTCCCTTTCTGGCCTACAGTCTTCTTGGGGTGCTGGTTCTGGTGGTGGTAGTTCTACGGCCACTTTTATTTTAACGGTTCCCGACAATACCACCACAATCATCTCTGGTCCAACGGGGTCTATTGATAATATAGGCGTTGTATCCAATCTAATCCCTTATTTTGGTCCAAACACATTAGGTGATAGATTTGGCCTTGTGGCTATTAACCTTCTTGTCCAAAAAGACGGTGATAATGCCGTTCCCGATAGTGGAGTGGTTTATATCCGTCTTCGGGGAACATCACCGAGTTCCGGCGTATCTCAATCTAATCTTCTCAACTTTGATATGACAACATCAATCAACTTTCTTAACAATAACACAACAAGTTGGTCTATCCCAGTGAATCCTATTCTCACTTCAATCCCCTATGATTCAGTCAGCCTAACAGTTTCAGTATCTTGGGATGAGTTTCCAGCAGATACAAACCTATCCCTAACAGTAAATACGGTTGGCGTTCTTCCAGTAACGGTTGGCTTTGCCTAAACTTTCTCCAGCGTCTTCATCAACGCTATGATTTTGTTTCTTTGTGCCTCTATGGCCTCACTCAACTCATTATTCCGACACTCTACCCAAATATCGTATAACGACATTTGGACTGCGTTTAGATGAATAAGGAGAACTTCCACATTAACTCTTGGCATCTAAGAGATGGAAGGATATTTGGCGACTGCCGGGTTCAGCACGAGTGCGATTGTTATAACGGGATTAGTTTATAAGGGTGCTAAGAGCATTATTGGTCGTCGTCTGATTTCAGACTGTTGTGGGAAGAACTACGAGGTAGGCCTTGACATTCGTGATATGCCTCATTCGCCAAAACGGAAAGGAACGACTCATCCGACGGCTGAACTTGAACCGTCTTCTGAAAATCAGCACGAATCTCCGTCAAAAGAGCCAGAGCATCGTGAGGCGTTAGAAACCGAACAATCTGCCCGAAAGCATCCGCACCCGAAAGTTGAGGCGGAAGAGACCGCTCCCGAATCCGTTGATTCAGCCAGTTCTGAGTCCAAAGAATCTGAGAGTGAGACAAGTCAGCAGAGCATAGTAAAATCTTTCTGGCCTCTGTCTTGGATAATGTCGGCTTCTCCGGCTTGAATAGAGGCAACTCAGTGGGTTCTACCTTTTTCTTCTGTCTTAGTGGGGAACAAAAGTTCATCTACTATAGATGGAGGAAATACAATCCTACCCGTTGTCAGATGATGATATTCGCAAGATACTCGGGCAAGACATCAAGATTATAACATACCCTCAACTCGGTAAGATGAAGAATATCAATCAAGCCTTTGACGCTAAGGGTCGTTGTATTATGCTCTACCTAACTGAAGACGAGCATTCGGGGCATTGGGTTTGTATGCTGAATAAAAAAGGAACAATAGAATACTTTGACCCTTATGGCGAAGCCCCCGAGAAAGCCCTTGACGATGTCCCTCAATCTAAACTCCAGCAACTTGACGAGGCTTATCCCTATCTTACGAAACTTATGCGAGGTTCCGGCAAGAAGATTGTTTATAATCATCACGCCTTCCAAAAGGACAAGTTAGATGTCAATACTTGTGGC